ATCTATTAACATAAGGCCAACAAACGTTACACTCGCGCCACTACTGCCTGCTGCGGCGGTTGTACTGTCTGCGCCACGTGTAAGATCAGAGAGAACATTTGAGCTATTGTTGCCGTACTCAATCTTTTCACTGCCAACCAAGATAGTGCCTTTGGCAGGGAACGAAGAAGAGTCTGCTAAAGGTATCGAAGTGCTTACGTCGGTTATGTTCGCGGATAGCGTCGAAGCTACCGTCTCAAAGTCTGACGCAGATGTCAGAGCCAAGGACGTAACTGAGTTGTTAATCGCACCATCAAGAGTTGTCTCAGAGAAGGAACTGTTGTACCCGCCCCAGAAACCAGCGCCCCAACCTGTACCGGGAACCACAATTCCTAGTCCCGCGCTGATCTGATATGCCGCAACAACCGAAGATCCACCGCCGGCGGTGCTTCCAGAAGACGCACTTCCCGTCGTGGTCAGCGTATAGGTGTTTGAGTTAACAACGGTAAGTTCAAACTCCAAATTAATTTGAGCTGCCGTAATCCCATCCGTTGTTGTCGCCCCAGATATCGTAACGAAGTCGCCCGTTCGAGCGCCGTGATTGGTGTCAGTGATGGTGATCACAGAGCTTCCAGAAGAGCTTGTTGTGATCGGGTTCGATCCTAGGGTCTGGGTACGCCTTAAAGGCGTTACATCATGGAAAGTTCCGCCCTCCTCGATATAGAACTTCTTCTCTGTGCCGACACCCATAAACTTTGAAGCGTCTAGCGCGGAAAATGTGTGCAGAGACCGGGTCGTTCCGGTTACTGCGTTAGAACTGACCTTCTGCCAACCACCCATCTTCTCAGGGCGCCCCTTGCGGAAACGAATAAGGTTGGAGTCAAACCAACCGTTTTCCGCCGCGTAGGAGGTGGATTCTTTGTTTATACCTGGCTTGAAGGTGATCTTGGTTAACGGCATAGTTACGATCCGAGTTCAGGCCAATCATAAAGAATACCGGATTTGGTGGTCTTGCCATCACTGTCCGTTGTCCATTTAAGAAACAACGATTCTACCGCTGCTGTGTCCGCAGCATTGTCAATCGCCGTTTCCATTTCGGTGGCTTTGGTGCGGATAGCGTCTCGCCATGTTTGAATGTTAGATGGTACAGCAGTGCCTTTATCGGCCTTCCGCACTATGGCCCAATCGGTTTGAGCGAGGAGGGATGCCTGTTGACTTTTTACCTCATTCTTAAGGTTGCTTTTGACTCCAAGCGTTACAAGCTGGTTGCCGTCGCTATCAAGAATAGCTTTTCCGTCCTTATCGACTTCATTCACATCCGTTAATGACTTAGCTGTTGAGGCAACGGTTCCATCGTCATTATGGGATGACCAATAAAGCCTCTCATCAGGAAACGGCTGCATTACAACCTCAGAGATACCCGCTGCCTTTTTCTCGTCCTCAGACCAAATTTGCCAGTTCTTAGGCTGTAGGGTGCCGTTCGCATCTTTCCATGCGCGACCCGGTCTGATTGTTTGACCATTAACCTTGTATACTGTGGTCATTTTCCTTCTCCGATCTATCTTACGCGCATATGCGACTTTGGACCCAGTTTCTTTCGGTGCCGAAGATGAACAGGCTTGCTTCTACGGCGGATTATCTTTCTCTCTACCTTGGTCGTCACTTTTTGGGCCATGTTTTATTACCGTGCCTTCGCTTGCGCTACACCGTCGCCACCAAATGGATTCTCGGCAAATGCTAGATAGATGTAGCTGTCAGAAGCATTGATTGCTCCCGCCGTATCTCTAAGTTTAAAACCATTCGCAGTAAAATCTAAGCCAGGGTCTTCTGTATAATCTGCATCAGTCGCATTAGCATAAAGTTCTAAGTTTACAGGGTTATATGGGTTTCTTACCGCATCACGAATAACCCAATTTCCTGTAGACCCAATTCTTTTTATCATTACCCAAGCCGGTCTGAAACCAGATGCCCCGTCATCAATAACTATATATGGACCATCAGCAGAGTTATTTCCTGTATATGAGCCAATACCAATCAGACCCGGTGTCCTAGCAAAAGCATAACTTACATAAGTATCATCTTCATCATTAACAACGCCCTGACTATCCAACGCTGTAGTGGTTGCATTAAATGCAGTAACCGCCGCAGTAACACTTGCAGTGGCGTTATTAAATTCATAACCAGTAATTGATCCTGTTATGTTTGTACCAACGTGGTAATCTTGAGCAGGAGTTCGCCGTTTAAAAATTTGAAACTCCGCAGCTTGACTAAGGCCATGACCTATTGTAGCTCCAGCGTTCCCATCGCCAGTATATGTAATAATGCTAAATCCACCATGAGATGCTGCGCTTACTTGACTTGTAATGCTGCCGTTACCATTACTTGAAGCCGCCCCACCAGCTTTCATGCAATACGCAACGTAAGTTGCACTGCTTCTATTTAGTTCTTCAACAACGCCACCGTGGTGAGTTACCGTAAACCCATCAGCATCAAAGCTCTCAAATTCTTGGTTTGCACCACTTTGTTCTGTGTTAGTACTACTTGCCATTCTCAACATAGCATCGGCACCACGAACAACGTCTACCACATTCCAGTTTGTAGCTACCGAACGACATTTTATCCAAACAAAATCGGGTTGAAATCCAACGCCAGTAACAGATTTGTCGCCACCATTCCCCGTGTACAGAACAGTTTTGAAAAAGTCGGATGGGTTTGTCACAGTCGGAGCCGGGAGATTGGCGGTGTTTATTCCTGCATCAAAACCAGTTGGGACAGTGTAGGAAAATGCGGTTTGGCCGAAGTTTGCTTTGAATAAGGATGACGTTGTGTAAACGCTAACAGCCGCCGTATACGTTCCAACGCTTGCTGTATAAGCTGGATTAGTTCCGTTCGCTGGATCAGCCGAACCTAACCAGGAACCGTTTTTCCCGAAAAACAATTTTCGAGTATCGGCATCAAAAGCGACACTGATAACGTCCCCATTTGCAATAGTTCCAAGATCGGTTCCATTTGTGTTGTTATTAAAAAGTTTACCATTATTCGATCCTGTTGAACAATTTATCGAATACCCGTCAGCCGTGGTTCCCAGTGAATGGTTGTTCATCGTTGTAATGTCAGTGTTCGTTTTCAGGATCCCAATAAACGCTGCATCTGCATTTAACGTGTCGGCCTCTATTTCCCAATATTTTTTCCCGGTTAACGCAATCGTTGTGCGAATTTGCGCTTCATGAGTGGTCGTTCCGTTTGCATGTAGGTTGCCATCAGCAAGCGTTGTAGAACCATGACGATCATGCGGATTGAATGTTGCGTAATTTCCAACATTATTATTAGCATCATCAGTGCATGTGTCGGTGACTTGGTTAGTTTGTATAGACCCCCCGCCAACCGCAAAATGGTTGTCTTTTCCAGAGGTGTCCGCGCCAATACCGCTTGAGTCTTGACCACTGCCGGTTTGCTTGAACTGAAGCAGAAAACCATTGTCGCCGTAGGTCAATCCAGAAGGGTCTTTTGGAATCCATACACCGTTGTCGTCAAACTCTCCAAAATCACTCGCCGCATACTCCGTGCCATCTATTACAGCAAATTCGGCTAGGTATCCGTTATAGTAAACAGTTCCACCATACGCATCGCGTCCAATGCTATAAGGGTCTGTCCCACCAAAATTTCCGTTTGATGTCAGGTTCTGCCCTCTAGTTCCATAAGAACTATCAAATGACGTAATACGCACTCCGTTGACATAGAGTTTATTCTTGTTTCCATCAGCGTTCCCTGTATTACGCGCCCAAACCACATGTTGCCATGCAGTTAAGTCTCTAAATCTCGCAGCATCCCCAGTATTTAGAGCTTCCGTACCATCAGTAGCTTGTATGTATAGTGATCCTTCTCCACTGCCTGTATACCGAACACCTTCTGAATTACCACCACTTGCACCAACATCAATTACCCAGTTGTTACCACCAGTAGGGCTTGCCGTATTTTGTCTAGCCCAAAAAGAAACAGTGTACACTGTTCGACTAGTACCCGTGCTACCAAATGTTTTAGTTAAATAGTCAGCAGAACCATCGAACCAGAGAGAGTTCTCAACGACATACCCAGATGTCGCAGAACCAAAGATCATGGCTGGTGACCAAATCGGCATTATGCGAACGCCAACTGCGCGGCACCCAACTGAATGGACCCGCTTGCTTTAACTACATACGGCACGACATCAACTGCTGACGCCGCCGTCGATATTGTCAGTCCCGATCCTCCCGCTGTTTCGTAATCGGTGCCAAGAGCAAGCGTTCTGCTTCCTGTGCCGTCTTGAATAATGGTAATAAACCCAGACTGACCAACTGCTTCAGTTGATGGGTTGGCAAGCGTCACGTTGCCAGTAAACGTCAAAACGAAGTTCTGGTAGGTCTGAAAGTCAAGAGTGGTGCTTCCCGTAGCGTTCGCCGTCTGTGTAGAACCCACCGCCGCATGACTGAACTGTGTTACTTGATCCTCGTCAATCGCGAAGGCTACATTGCTGCCAACCGTTGACCCTTGACCGAAGACAAGATCGTCTGCCGAGTCATCCAATCCTATGTAGAAGTCTTGAGCGTTACCGTCGAAAACAAATTTTGTGTCTTCGGCGGTCCCATCCCCAATGGTGACGGCAGCGGCTGGGAACACTACGGCTTGGTTCTCATCAATTGAAATTGCCGGTGTGGTGCCAACCGTAGATCCAAGACCTATAACAAGGTCATCCGCCGAATCATCCAGCCCTATGTAGTAATCTTGAGCGTTGCCATCGAAAACAAGTTTGGTATCCGCCGCCGCGCCATCGCCAATCGTAACAGCATCATCATCTATCGTCATGACACTGTTCGTTCCAACGGTAGAGCCCACGCCAACCACCAATTTGTCGGCGCTATCGTCTAAGCCCACATAGAAGTCTTTTGCGTTGCCGTTATAAACAAGTTTTGTGTCTTCCGCAGTGCCGTCACCTATGGTTACCGCCGCCGCTGGAAACACCACGGCTTGGTTTTCATCTATGGATACGGCTGGCGTTGTGCCTACCGCAGACCCCAATCCTATGACGAGGTCGTCTGCGGAGTCATCCAGGCCAATGTAATAGTCCTGTGCGTTGCCATCGAAAACGATCTTCGTGTCTTCCGCAGTACCGTCACCTATCCGTAGAGCATCCGACACGTAGAGACTTGCAAAGGCGTCCACAACAGCCGCGCCAGATCCTGCGCCATCGCAAAACACAACAGCCGTATGACCGTTAGGAATGGTGATGTTGGCACCCGTCCCTTGCGATATGATCACAGAGTACGGCCCACTAGAACCAGAGTCCGTCGTCGCGTTGATAAAGATAAAATATGCCGTTGTCGTATTAGGTGCCACGGTGACCGTATTGTTAGCCCCAAGTGCGCCCGTAAACTTGATAACACGAAACATACCGTCTTGAAGGTTCTCGGTGCCTGCACCAGGGGATGCCTCTCGAACCGTTAACGTGTGCGTAGTGCTGGATAGTCCAACAGCCTTGAATGACGCTATGCGATCTAAAAGGTCTAAATTGTGGTTAGTGGTCGTTCCCCAGGCACCGGACTGCTCACCAGAGCCAATCTTTTCAATGCCAAAATTTGTTGTAAATGAAGATGCCATCGTACCGTCCTTATGCCGCTATTTGTGTCCATGTAGGTGTTTGGGATGCATTAATTTCTGTAAACCCAGAGGTCTGTGAATCATCAATCCGATCCCAAATTAATACATTGTTAACCAAACCCGCAGCAGACACTCCTTCTACAGAGAAACTAAAGTTAATTTGTACCGATCCTATCGCACTTGCCGCAGAAACTCCAGATGGAGAAAGAATAGAGTTTGTTATTAACGTCGGGCTACCCACCGCACTTGCAGCAGAGACACCCGTTACGCTTACGTTTGATACACCTGTCGCAGTTGCCGTCCCTATCGCACTTGCCGCAGAAACACCTGTAACGCTGACTGATACAGGAAGACTAACCGTTACGGAGCCTACGGCACTGGCGGCAGAAACACCTGTAACTTCTACGGGAAGTGGACTATTCCAAGACCCGGAGTTCCAAGTACTTCTATCCCAGCCAGTGATTAGAGCCATTAAGAAATCCTGATAATAGCGTTGTTTGCGTCATTTGCAGGGTACTGAATGGTGAAGTCTCCTGCACTAGATGACTTGTCCCCACCGAAGTTAATAACGGCTACCGCTGGATTCGCTGCTGCCGTAGTTGTAGAACCTGTGCTTGCACCACTCAGAGTTGAATTATAGATCAAAGCACCTCTAGCACTCGAAATCGTAGAAGACGAAAACGTAGTGTCTGCAAAGTCTACATAAGCAGTGGGAACAGAAGAACTGTTATCTCCAAGCGTAATGGTTACACTAGAAAGAGCGGCACCTCCCGCAGTGTAATTGGTGCCAGAAACTTCGTTACTGGTAGTGTATTGAGTGGTGTCAGCGTCAATAGAAGAACTATTCGTAAACATCGCCACTTTAAAAGTGTCCGCGCTTATCGCACTTGAATCTCCGCGAGAGCTTGATGTCAAACGGTGGATGCCCGCAAGTATCTCCTTCTTGAATGTTCCGCACATTGCGGATGAACCAATAGCCATTACAACCTCCTTATGATCTCAGCCATGTCCTCATGGCCTTGTTGTTTCATCAGAGCCCAGATCGTAGTTCTCTCGCTCTGCGCCATTCTCTCCATGTAGAAGATCAGTATCTCTTTCAGGCGATCCCGGTGCGCCAAAGCCTGTTCTTTAATAACAGGCGGCGCTGTATCAGAAACAACCATAATTTTATTCATAGCCATTTCGGCCATCTCTTCAGGCGAATGACCCCTGTTCGTAGAGGTAAAAACGAACGGGCTTGCAATCTCGGTTGCCGAATCACTATCAAACATTATGACACATCCCGCCTCAGACGATCATAACGATATTGATCTCGAGTCTGAAGACCCTCGCCTAGGTTCTTCACCCACTGTAATGATTCTTGAAATCTAGAATTGTAAAGCTGTAAGAGATCCGCCTCGCCCTTCATAAAAGTATACGCCTCTACCAAACTCCCGTAGAGGAGAGCGAGCTCCGCATTATCACCAAGGTAACTGGTTCCACTTGCGGCTGTCGTTATAGATGTCGGACGGTAGAAGTAATGAAGCTCCACCG